GTTCGACATTGCCACTAGTGAGACTACGCTACGCACATCGCGTCTGCCACTAGGAGGAATACGACGTAAAAAGACAGTAGTAACGTCTTTTCCATCGTAAGCATCCATCCCACATGACTCTCTAAATTTTCCAATATAGAAAGTTTTATGGGAGTTAACCTTGAGACCTAAGGCTTCAAGGCCAGTAGTAGCAGATAACACCCCGTCTACGGGAAGAATTAAATCGTCTCCGTAGACATACACGTTGCGACTGACGATGTCAATCGAACGTGACTTCAATGGCAAACGTAGCCTACGTATCTCCCTAGCGATAAGTATGGTATAAAATACCATGCTCTCGATCGGGAAACACAAGGCTGATCCCATAGAAGCAAACTTCCTTAACCGGATAGTTTTTCCGGTTGGAAGTATCGCGGTGGTTGATCGACATGCCTGAACAGCGTCCCTTACTAAAGGAACACTATTAAGCATACGTTCAACCAGTGCGTTAAGTACTCGATCACTAGCTTCAGATAAATCCATAGTAGCAAGAATGCCGCTAGAGGAATTCTCGAGAGCTAATTTTGCGTTAATACTCTGTTTTTGAAAGTTCACATGACCAATGGTCCTGTGATGCCTCTCTAAACAGGGTACGAGCTTGGAAAGGAGGGACTGTTGTGTATATTGCATACAAACAGGCTCGATTCCAATCACACGCGGAGTCTTAAGCGTCTTAGGGACGAAAACAACCCTAACGGATTGTTCTCGTTCCGGGATCACAAAATCTATCTTCGAACTCTCCTCGAGAAAGGCCTCGCTGCTAGAATAGCAGAAAGAGTCTGACGGGAAGTAGGGTTCAAGTCTTTGGTGCCAGTGCGTCCAAACATACTTCTGATTAGGAAGTATTTTAGTTGCAGTGGAACCGGGACCATGCTTCGGAATGTGTGCGTAAGTAGCTATAGATTTCTCTATAGGTGCAAGTACATCACTCCAGAGGATATCAGCAACCACAGCAAAATCATGAAAATGATCCTGGGAGTCATTGCTGAAATCCAACATGGATAGATCTTGTTCAACCTTAATATAGCCATCTACTGCAGCAAGATTCCGCTCCTCTGAACAGGGGAGCTCAATCTTCTTCCACATACGGCAAATTTGTCGAACGTAGAAGATAGCATTAGT